TAGCCGAACACCCGGATCCACAGTCCATGGAGACAAAAGCACCCGACGAGGTTGATACCATGAGGCAGGAGAAAGTCTGCCCTCTCTGTGGTGAGACTATGGAGGGTCACTCATGCGACGTGTGTGGTTTCGAGGAACCACCGGAGGGCATGGGCAACCCGGACTTGGAGAAGGCGAAAAAGGTCCGCGAGGAGGCCGCTGAACACGACGAACAGGAGGAGTTGAACCCTGCTCCTGAATCCCCACCCGGATCTGTGCCACAGCCACAGCCCGGTGGAGCGCCCGTAGGACAGGAAGAGAACGGCCCGCAGCACCACCAGCACCCGCCAGCCGGGAGTTTCTTGCAGACTAGAAATCGGCAACCTACTGGCGCAGTAATGAGTGAGATGCGTTGGGCACCAAGAATTGACGAGAAGTTGGCTGGTCGGATCAACAAACAGGAGGTACCGATCAAAGGAACTCCTGCCCCGACCGGACAGCCGACACAAGTGACTGTCGTCAAGAGTCCAACACAGCCAGTCACAGCAGCGATGCGAAACGCCCAGGAATTGATCCAGGCAACTAACCAAACAGGAGACACCATCATGAGTACACAGCACACAGCCGATGGTGCCACCCCACCGAGTGACACAGCCGCCGACACACGGGTTGACGTGACTGGCGTGGGTGGCGTCATCGAGCCAAGCAACGACGCAGCATCTAAGGCCGACGCACAGGTCGATGTCACAGGCATCGGTTCAACCGGCGTCACGGACGTAGAGGCTGACGAGACAGACACGCTCCCGACAGCGAGCGAGACATCCGACGACAGCGGCTTCAACGAGGACAAGATCATCGAGGCCATTCCGACGAAAACCTACGGCGACAGCGACGGCACGGAGAAAGGGTTTACCGACCCCGTGACCGACACCGCGTACCCGCAGGACGCAGAGGTCTACAAGGGATCCAAGGTATCGTACGACGCTAAGCCGTTCTACGACCAGCCGGGACTCTCTGGTGGATCAGCGAACAAAGGCACCGAGCCTTCTGACCCGGTGGGCAAAGCAGAGGACCGTGTAGACGTTCTTCAAGCTGCGGCTACCCCGGAGAACAACTCTGGACCGACGAAGACTTGGAGCGGCACGGACGGCAACGCCATCTACCGCCAGCAGGATCCGGTCACCAACGAGAGCATCGCTCTCGGTGAGTCGAACGGAAACAACGGCGCGAACTGGACAAGTCACGTCGTAGCCTGCCTCAAGCTCGCTGATCTAGAGGTTGACCTTGACCTCACTCCGAAAGAGCAGAAGTACGCTAGGATCGCTGAGCTAGACAAGCAGAGCGATGCCGAGATTGTCGCGCAGTTCAACATGCTATCGCGTGTACGCACTGCGGGACTCGCCAAGCTAGCCTCTAGGCGTCAGGCAGGAGTCACCAAGCTCCCGGCTGCGTTCGGAGGATCTACGGCGGCAGGACGACGCTTCGCAAGCGCGGTCGATGGAGAGCTTATCGAGGATGCACAGCAGCCTCAAGAGCTAGCCGAGGACCAGCTTGACGCCTCGCTGTTCAGCTAATCCATTAGCGGCACTTACTTTTTCTGACCCGCCGTCGCGGGAATAGATGAGAAGCATCCAATCCCGGACGCTTCGTAGCAACCAAGGATGAAACAAGCATGCAAGTAATTTACGACGATGCGAGTAACGTCAGGTTGACCGCGCAGAAGCGTTTGGTTAGGGTTGTCTATGGGCAGACGCAGATCACTCCGTATGCCTGTGTTCTAGACCCGTCGCTGCGTAACTCCGAAGGGGCTGTCGAAGTCCCTGGCGAAGCCGCAACGAAACCAGTCAAACGCTCGAAAGCCGTCTTCACGTTCAGGAACTCTATCGTACCGGGTACGGTTCTTGTCAAGACGGAAGGCGAGTACGTTGTACCTGCTGCGGGTAACAAGGCAGATCGTCCCTTCGGCCTCTTGGGTCAATGGGTCGGTGGAACCTTCGACAACCTGAAAGGTACCAACGAGGTTTCAGCATGGCTGGGACCGGATGGCACCGTGGATCTGTTGAAACCAGCTTTCAACACCACGAACGCCGCAGGCCACTCGATCACTACGACTCTCGCAACGTCGAAGTCGGATCTAGAAGCCGATACCCGCTACGGAAACGCAGTGGTCGTCGCTGGCGCGAACAGCCTAGTCGAAGTTGTGACTGAGGTCGAAGCGAACAGCGCCGAACAAGTCGTTATTGGAGATGTAGTCGAACTCCTCAACGCAAATGTCCTACGTCTAAAGCTGAGGATCTGATCATGTCTGATTTCGAGAACTACAGCCGACAGGTAGTCGCTTCTGGTGACTACGAGGAGAGGCTAAAGGGAACTCCGAAGCTCTCCAAGAAGCAAAAGGTGGGACGCCTAGAAGCAATTCTAGCGGACAAGGGTAACGCGATGCGTCGTATCGGTCAGGGAATGATCGGTCCGATTCAGATCCGTTTGAGGTACGAGGGAATCGTGCGCAACGTGCTCGTAGAGGACACGTTGGAGCGCGGACCGCTCATGCCTTACGACATCCTTGACGATCTAGGTCGCGCGTACGTGCTCAACAGCACGGACGATGAGGTCAAGATCACGCCCTTCGAGGGTAAGCAGGCATTCCCGTACCTATTCAGGGTTGCCACCTTCCCGCGAGTGCGCAAGGAGGATCTGTACTACCTCCGCGTGAACGCCGTCGAATACGCCCAGGACGAATCTCGTCAGGCAATCCAGAAGCAGGAGGACGCACGTCTGGTCCTACTTCTAGAGAACGCCATCACGAACCTCGGTGAAGCCGTATCCGAAGTTGTCGGTCTAGCGCCGACAGGTGGTCGCGCAGTAGGAATCGCGGAAGGCCCGGTCGGGCACACGAACGAGCACACAGTCTTGATCGGAGCTAACGCCCCGCTTGAGCCTGCGGACTTCTACAGTGCTGTCACTCAGATCGAAATCAACCAGTTGGAGGCTCGTCGCGTGCTGGCACACCCTGCCGACATTCGTGACCTCTACAATTGGGATCTGAACGTCACAGGGTTCCGCTTCAAGGACGAGGTATTCTCAGGAGGACGCATCACATCCTTCGGTGAGTTCCAGATCCAGCGTTCGATCATCATCCCGCAAGGAGAGGTCTTCCTCTGCGCCGAGCCGGAGTTCATCGGGGTCTTCCCTGTCATGTACTCTCTCGATGTCGAGGAGAACCACCAAGTAGAGCAGTTCTACAAGGGATGGGTCATGGACGAGCTTATCGGGATGCTTATCTTGAACCCGCGTGGTTTGAGCCGTATCCTCAAGAGCACGTCAACGGCAGCGCCGGAAAAGCTCAACATCAGCGGCCTCGGCACTGGTGGACCGGCTGGCCCTGGCGAATGGTCACTCTGATCCAAGTCAACAACATCGCAGCAACAAAGAAAGGCTCCTTCGGGAGCCTTCTTGTTCACCAGAAAGAGGCTCCCGAAGAGGCATGTGGCAACATCGACTATCCAATATCAACGAGAGAACACGCACAGCTTTGTGTGAGGCATGCGGGCCGACAACCATACGCATTCGCAATAGCTCACGTTCCGGTTCCGCCAAGTGGAAGTGCAATGGTACCCGCTCACGCGAAAAGCGGGAAAGGAAGAACAACTCCTATCGTCGTCATTGCAAGGATCACTGCGAGCGTTGTCCGTACAAGACACGCGATCCCGTGCTCAGGCGAGATTTAGACGTTCATCACAAGGACGGCGATCATTACAACGACGATCCAGCCAATCTCGAAACGCTCTGCGCCAACTGCCATAGGCTCGTCGGAGTAAAGGAGGCTCACTCCAAAGAGTGAGCCTTCTTGCCGTTCCGGTTCGTTTAGTTATGAGTTGGAACGCAAGTCAAGTCAGCGGATAAGTGATCGTGTCGATGTGGCAGTCGATGTAGTGTTCGGCTTTGGCTTCGCCTTTGCCGTTGCCCTGTAGAACGAGTTCGCCATTGGTTTTCAAGATGAACGCTTCTGTCCCGTATTCGTTCGTGCTACCCTCTTCTCCAACGCGGAGGTTGAGGGCTATGTTGTGTCCTGGCCTAACAGCCTCCGGGACGGTGAGGATCAAGGTGTTCGGTCCCTGCATGTTCGGCGTGGTGATCCTGCCCGCAGTCGGACCGACTCGCCCTCGATCCTAGCGCCGAGGGTAGCATAGTCTGCATCGCCCTTCGTAGCGCCATCTTCGTAACCCTCGGCTAGCACCACAGGCAGCCATGGACCGGGAGTAGCCAGCGCTAGCGCTTCCTTCGCGATGGCTACGGCGTCGTCGGCTACCGCAGTGGGCACGGTCGAAGTCTCAAACGTACCCACGATGCTCCTTACAGTTTGCTCAGGTCTGCTTGTAGCAGTTCGACGTTGATGCCGAGGGTGTCTTTCTTGGCCTCAACCAACTGCTGTGGAATGACTACCCACGCCTCAGTCAAGTAATGGGCGAGGAACGACGGGGTGACGACGGCGATGCCTCCCCAGGTGGCGCAGTGGAGTCCACCGTTCGGGCCGTAACCGAGAGCCACGATGCAGTGACCGTCTTCGGTCTGTTCACCCTGGAAAGTCCACGGTTCCCCTTTGGCGAACTGTTCCTGGGCGGTATTCGGGCAGGCGATGCCCAAGTAAACGGCCCCGGTGAATGCGATGGCCTGGTGCCACTGTAGGAGGCTGGTGGTAGACAGAGGAGCAAACCCGGCGATCTTCGTTCCGAAAATCTCTTCCTCGTACCATGTTTTGAGGACGAATTCCTCGTTGAGTCCGGTGTCGCCTCCGCCTGTGAGACTGCGGTACTTGGTTTTGATCTGCGTGTCAGTCGGTGCAGCATAAGGCTCTTTGAAGAGAATGCTGCCTGCCCGGTTGAGATGATCTAGCCCCGCGATGGTACAGTCGCCTTCTTTTTCGTTGTTGTCCATGGGGTACACTTCGATCCCTTGGGTGATCTGTTTCTGACCCGGTACTTCCCATGTCGGAGGCGGTGTTGGGAACGGAGTGGTCTGATAGACCTCAAAGTCCTTGAACTGCTTAGAGCGCGTTGCTTTGAGCGCGCCAGTCTCGTATTTGCGGGTGGATGTAGTCATCACCCCTTACGTCACCGAGCACCTGTTTATTGGTGGTCGCCGTGGTAGAATGTATGAGGGTGCCATGGTGGTGCTCTTGGTCAAGTGAAATATAGGAAGGTGGAACCAATGGCGACAGCCAAAACAACCGCGAAGCGTAAACCAGCGAAAGCACGCGCTCGCAAACCAGCAGCGAAAGCAGCACCGGCCCCGCAGGTAGAGGTCGAGGAGCAGATTGCTCAAGAGTACGATCCCGCGTGGCACGCGACCGTAGAAGCCTACGTGACGCTCCGTGACGCAGGAGCGCAGATCCCCGACGCCATCCGCATCCCTGTGGAGAAGTGGCTCAAGGATCAAGAGGCGAAACTCCGTGTCGAGCAGGCTCGACAGGCGGAGGACGCTGCAAAGCGTCAGAAGGCTGACGAGAAAGGTCCGAAATGGATCCGCAGCAACGTCACTAGCGAATTCGTTCTACGCCTCGAACGCCAGGAGGACAAGCGCCGCCGCATCGAGCTAAAGCCTCGCGGCCAGCGCGGAGACTTGTTCCCACTCGAACCGGGCGACGAGAAGGACCAGGGTGTCGTCACCAGCGTCAACGCTGGCTACATCGAGCTTATCGGGCAGACCGAGGCCGAAGATGTCATTCAGCACCAGACGCAGAACATCCAGCGCGTTCACTCACCGATTGCCGTTCTCACCAACGAGAAGGGCGAACGGCCAGAGGGCGGGTTCAACGTCAAGGTCGAGACTGAGCACGGCAAGCAGGGCGTCGTGGTCGGTGTGATCAAGCCAGAGGAATCACAGCGTCACGGGTTGGGTACGATCTACCGTCCCGAGCAGACTCAGCGATTCTTTCCGACCGGAGGCAACCCGGCTATCGTGTCCAGTGGATACGACCAGCCCGCGTTGGGCAAGGACGCGAAGGCATCCATCCTCGATGACCTAGCCCGTCGCAAGGGCGTGCAGGGTCGTCCCGAGGACGTGCTGAACCTCAGCGTCACCGTTGAGCCTCCGCAGAGGACTTGATCATGCGCGAAGTCAAAGTCAACGGGAAAACCCCGAAACGGAGTGGACTCACCCGCAAGGAGCAGCTAAGCGGGATCCTTGGTCGTATCCAGAGTGAGTACCGTCGCCGCAAGCGCAAGTTGCAGTGGCAGCTACTCATCGCGAAAAACCCGAGGAAGGCTCACTACCCGAACTACAAAGGCCAGGAGTACCAGGGACCAGAGGTAGCAGTGAATACCCTGCGTCACGCCAAGGAGGTCAACGAGCACTACCAGGCGCTCACGCCTCCTGACTTGTCGTTCAAGCAGGGACGCAAGCCATGAACGTCAACGTTCGTCAGTACCTCAGCAACTACCAGAGTTGGGAGCACATGGACCACGACGAACACATGGCATGGCTAGTGCGGCCTCTATCCAGGTGGTCGAAGATCCAGATCAAACTCCGCAAAATGAAGTGGGCCTTCAACACATGGCGTCAGCTACGCCAGCTTGACTACGAATGCAAGCACGAAGACCCGAAGGGCGGCGCTGACGAAGTGCTGTTCCTGCGGAGCCGTTGCACCCTAGAGCCTGAGCACAAGACTCAGGCGTAAACGTCAACCGATGGCTGCGGCTGTTCTTGGCCGTACGCCATCGGATCGACTACCGGCATAGGAGCCGGTTCAAGGAACTGCGGGTGTGCGCCCATGTTCGGTACATGCTTGCGATTCGGTACAGTCCACGACTGGACGCCTTTGTCGCCGGTCTTGGATGCACCGATGGCCGGGTGATTCGTCATCTCTCCGACGTGGGTGGCAAGCTGCTTGACGAAGCCGTCCACCATCGGATCATCCTCTGCTTGAGTGACTAGGTGATGGACCGGGCCGTAGCTGTGCTGGTGCGGTCCCTCGATCCAACTCTCATGAAAGAGTCGGGGGTACTGAGCTAGGAGCCACTGGTGCGCTGCCTGCGGAAATTCCGGGTGCATCGGCTGACCCAGGTGATCCTGCGCCGGGATCTGCACTCGGTAGGTCGCTTGCTGTGCCATCGTCTATTACAGTACCGTGTTCCTCGTAATGACAGTTGGCACAGAGGAGAGTACACTTCTCTGCCTCTTCGCGACCTTTCTTAGTATTGAATGTAGTCGCGCTAATGTGGAGGACTTTGGTGCTTTTGTCTCTATGATGGAAATGAAGCGCTCGCGCACAGCGTTTGTAGTGGCACAATAGACATCCTCGCTCTAGCTTGTACGCATTGAACTCATCCTGACGGCGCTTGTTATGCTTAGCGACCAAGGCGCGTTCCGCAGGAAGGGTTCGATAGCGAGCGCGTTTCCTGGCGCATTCTCGCTCACGATTTTCGGCGTAATACTTAGCTCTGTTTGTCGGCATCATCGTAGAGGCGAGAACGCCAGCCATGTTCGGGGTCGTAGTATTCATCCAACATTTTCTGTAGGATGGCTTCCTCGCAGTAGTTGTAGGTGCCGTCCGGACGCTTGGGGTGAGCGCGTGTCTCCTGCACCGTTCGAGCGAGCAGCGAGCGAAGCTCCATTTCACTCCACTCTCGCTTGCGAGACATGCCCATCAGTTCGCCAAGATGACCAGGCCCGCGTTGAGCGTGTGCCACTCAACATCAGGGATGAAGGTGTAGGGCAGGTTGTGTACCTGGCAGTACACTTGTGCCGCGAGGCGAAGCTGCTGTCGGCTCAGGAGCATCGGGAACATCAGCGCCTCCCGTGCTTTTCAGCAGCTTCCCGCTGCCGTTGATCTAGGGTCTTGCCGTGCGCCAAGCGGCGCTGCTCCCACCAGCCCTCGATGTCGAAGTGAAACCAGAGGGCCAGTGAGAGCATGTTGCCGATGAAGGAGGCAACGACTGCGAGCAAGAGTGTGATCACTCGCCGTCATCCCCGCCACCACTGAACGAGTCGTCCCCACCGCCATCGTCGCCTGACGAGTCATCACTGCCCGAGTTGTCGCTTGGAGAGTCAGACTGATCGTCGCTTGGAGGAAGGTCCGAGGGATCATCTGCTTCCTCTGAACTCTTCGTCGCTTCGTCCGACTGGTCGAGTTCGTCCTTGGACGCACCCTCTTCTGTCGGCGTGGATGATGTGGTCGGGACTTCCGACTTGTACGTCGGAGCCGTCGCGTAGTTGTTGTTGTTGATCACCGTGGAGTTCTGCTGGCTCAGCAGAAGATACCACCACACGACCGGGATCCACTCGCCTTCGCGTCCACCGCTGCTTGCGGTCTGCTTGCACTTCGCGGCGTGCGGTTTGCACACAGGAACGCTTGACGTGTTGCTTCCGCCGCAGGCTGTCAGGCCGATGGCGATCACCAACGCTATCGCACAGAGTGCGATCACTGCATAGAGCCGTTTCATACTATGAATTTCACCCCCTCGTATAGTCCGATTCCGCCCCAAAGGATGATGTTCCCGAAGACGATGAACTGCGCAAGCAGCGTGATCCACGCTGACTGCGAGTAGGTGCAAGTCACCTTGTCACCTGCGGACTGCCGAGTCGTGTAGATAGGCAGCGATTGCCCGATACCCTTGAGCATCAGCCCACCAACGTCACAAGTGCGAGGGTGGACAAGAGCGCAATCCCGATAGCGATGGGCACCTTGTGGTACCAGTGCGAGCAGAACGTCGCCGCATAGAACCCACCGGCGTCAGCGATGCCGTCGAAGTAGATGTGCTGCGTGTAGAGCCTGAGCGACGGAACTCCGTGGATTTCGTTCAGGTTGAACAGTGGCGAGAAGATCCCCGCCAGCGCGATCAGCACTAGGACGATGGGGAAGATAGCCCGCTTTGGCACCTGCCAACGTGCGATACGTACATGGCCGTGAAGAAGGGTAGTGGGGATGGACTGTCTGATCTGCATCAGATGCTCCGCTCCACGACGCGCCAACGGCGGAAGGGTCGTGCGGAGCGCTTGACCAAGATGTCGATGCGCTGGTTCCCGCTGCTACGGCCTGCTTTGAGGTTGGCCTCTGCTTTCGCCGCGTGGTGTTCCGCGATGCGTCGGGTCAGGTGGTATGAGCGGGTGTGCTGTGCCATGATGTCGGTATCGTAGCAGCCTGTCAGCAACTTGTCAAGGTATCGACGTTGTGGGGCCAGGAGAGTCCGATTTTGTGTCCGTACTGACAGACGATTTGGGATCCCGCTTGTGGTCGGTGGCATAGAACCCCTTGCCCTTGAAGTGGATGGCGGGAGCGTGGAAAACACGGGCCGCATCGAGGCCACAGTTGGTGCAGGTGATCGACGCCGGAATGTCCGACATCGGGAAGATTCCCTCACTCAGATGCTTGCACGTCGAGCAGCGATACTCGTAGGCAGGCATCAGGTTTCGACTTCGGCAACCGTTTCTGAGGGGAGCCATATCCCGGCCAGTTTGCCGTGATCGCCCTTGTCCCCGATGTCAACGCAGTACGACAGAATCTCGTCGCCTCCGTCCTCCGGTACGTGCTTGTACGTGCGTACCTTGGGCGGATGAGCCGTGTGGCCGAACACCTGCGGAAACTGGAAGCTGAGCGCTTCCTTCGCGTCCCGCCAGAGTACGCCGCCGCAGAAGTGCGATCCGCCTCGTTCGAAGCTGATGGAGTCCCGCACAGGTACTCGCGTATCGCTTGGCTCTACCTCGTCGTTGAGCCATTTCGCGCATACCGCTGCTGACATCGGCTTCTCGATCAGCTTCGGGTGCAGACCCGCGTGCGTGAGGAGGAAGCCATGCGCCTCGTACGCCAGTTTGAGCTTGCCCGAGGAGCGCAGCGCCAGCACCTTGTGAATGACGTGCGGCTCAGGACGACGGTAGCCGCCGAAGCCGTGGGTCCGCTCTTCTACGAGCGCCCGGTCATGGTTGCCCCACAGCATCACGTCGAGCCATGCCGGGGCCACCGTCACGGTTTCGTCGTCCTCCTGCTCTGTGGCGTATCCCCAATGGCCGAAGTCGCCAAGCTGCACGACCGTCACGTCGGGACGAAGGCGGTCGCCCTTGTCGTCCAGCAAGCCCTCCTGTTGGAGCAGCTTCGTGAGCCGATCTAGGTGGCCGTGAACGTCGCCTATGACGAACGTGTCGTCAGTCATGGATCTTCCCCGTGCTGTCGCATGTAGTCTCCGCGTCCACCGTATTTCTCCTTGCAGTCGTCGTGGATGATGCCCTTGAAGTAGGACGAAACGCCATCTTCCCCTAGTCTAGCAGACTTGTGGCAGTACATGCACCGGACGTATTCCAGCGCCTTGCTGATGTAGCGCCGCGCGAGGGGAACACACGGAGGATCCTCGCACAGCGCTGCGTCAGCTTCTTCAAGCTCCCACTGGTTAGAACTCACAGGCCCATCCCGTAGATTCCGCCGTGGCGTAGTGATAGCCCGTGTCGTCCTCGTACGAGAAGGAGTGAGGCGGTCCACAGCATCCGCATCCGCAGCCAGGGTCGGAAGCGCATTCACCCGTGAGCCGTTCCCACTCAGGGATAGCGTCAGCCGGGTTGTCGAACTCCTTGGCAGCCGACATCGCTTCGCCGCCAAGCCACTCCTCGCCCTTCGTGCGCGGGCACGGGACAAGCGGGTTCTCATACGACACGGACGGACGGCTGTAGCCGTACTCGCCCTTGGCGACCCAATGCACGTTCCAGCCAGCCTCCTCTAGCGCCTCCCAATCCTTGCTGTCAAGCCACCAGGAGCCGCCGCTGTTGTTGCTGTCGTATGTGACTACTACGCCCATGCCCTGATAGTAGCAGGCTCTCGCCCGCTCGTCAAGCCATTCTGCTGCGGGCTACGATTTCCTGGGCCTTGCGAGTGCGCTCACCCACGTCGGACGGGCGCTTGGGAACGACGGCGATCTTGTAGACGATCACGCTGGCGTTCATGTCGATGTCCGTCCCGTCTACCATGACGCCTGTCTCGTTGCCCCATTCATCAGTCTCAGGCTGCTGGATCCAGACAAGGAAGCTCTCCTCTTCATCGATGACTTGCTGCTCCTCCATCTCGATTGGCTCGAAGTTGCGGTCGTGGAGGAGCTTCTGGACCTCCGGGTCACGGGTGTCAGGCCATGCGGTCCTCACTTGCTGGCCGTCGTTGAGTTCGGCTAGCCGCTTGGCTAGCTGCTCTTGCTCCTGCTCCGTATAGACGTTGGTGGTTTGTAGTTTGGGCTTCGAGGGATCACGGATCGTGTACCCGACGAAGCTCCCTGTCAGGGTATAGATCGCAACGGCTTCAACCATGACTCCATAGTAGCAGATTCCCGCACAGTAAAGGGTGATGGCCTTCACGAACTGCACAATCACCGGAACCTTCAAGGATCCCAGCGGCAATCTTCTGAACGGCACCTTCGAAGCTACTCCTTCCGGTGTCATGCAGAACAGCGGCGTCACGACCTCGCCCAAGACGATCAAAGCCAAAATCACCGCAGGAGCACTCTCTGTCAAACTCGTTGCCAACAACGACCCCGGTACGCTGCCTCTGACTGGCCCGAGCAGCCTTGACGGAACGACCACCTTTTACACCATCAAGGTCATGTTGGGCGGAGTGGTGCAGGAACAGTTCACCGTTTTCGTCCTCCATGAAAAAGAAGAATGGGACATCACCGAACTGCGCGAAAAAGCAGGCCAAGTCGGGATCGCTCCGAGTCAGCGTCAGCCGTTGACCACAAGGGCGACCAATCAGCAGATCGTTGAACTTCTCGGCAACCTCGGTTTGTGTGAGGTCATTCAGATCCAGCCTCTACCCGGAGAACTTCCATGATCGGCACCATCGCAGTCCGCTTCGACATCGGCCAGATCAACAAAGGCGACACCGCCGAGTTGAAATCCGCGCTGCGGGTTGCCGATGGCGTGGTGGAAGCCAACGAAATCGCGTCCGTCACCTACACGGTCCAGCGACCGAACGGCATCCTCGAAGAGCCGGTCGAAGGTCGCATCGAACCAAATGGCGAAGGCTACTTCCAGTGGACCGAAACCGAAGAAGAAGGCAAATACATCGCGCAGGCACAGTACCTACTCACCACAGGTGAGATTCGATCTTGCCTCGTCAACTTCACTGTTGAGGATCCCTTCCTCATAGACAACCAGCTTGAACAGATTCTCGCAGAGGAGGTCTGGTTCAGGCTCGAAGACTGCTTCGAAGCTGTCGAAGGAGGCCCGTGGCTCCGCGACGAAACGCTGGCGAACTTCGATGAGACTAAGATCCGTCGATTCATTCCCGAGGTACTGCTCGACATCAATGTGCAGTCGCCGTTGACCCGAGCCAGCCTTGGCGAATTCGTGTCGCTGGGTTCAAGCAACCCCAATCTTCCACTACTCGCCAAGGGCGTGCTCTGCAAGACGATTCAACACATGGTCCGTTCATACGCCGAGGTCGCCGTTCCAGTCGGCGGACAGGTTGTCTACGAAGAACGCGCGAACTACTGGCAGCGTTGGCAGACCATCTACAAGTCGGAGCACGAAGACTACTACACAATGGTCCGCCTCTGGAAGCGTGGATTCCTCGGATACGGCAAATCCGCTCTGCTCGTCAGCAGCAAGGCGGGTCGCCTCTTCTACGGCTCCGTGCAGCGCACCCGGAACGCAGGAAGGGGTGGCTATTACTAATACCCTTCAACGGTTGTTACTACTGCTGCGTAATGGGTGGAAACTACCAAAGGAGGCTATATGAGTACCCGTGTCTGTAGCAAGTGCGGCGAAGTCAAGAACCTTGAGAAAGACTTTCAGAAGGGGAAGCGGTATCGGGGCGGATACTATGCCCAATGTCGCGATTGCCGTAAGAAGCATCCTTCGCAAACCCCCGAAGCTAAGCTGTTGAATCTCTACAAGATTCGTCGGCGCAATCTTCAATTCGTTTGGGACTACTACAAGGCCCATCCCTGCGTTGACTGTGGTGAGCCTGATCCGATTGTATTGCAGCCGGATCATGTACGAGGCAAGAAGCTAGACGGCGTATCCAGGCTCGTACATAACAACCGCTCCTTGAAGGTAATAGCTGATGAGCTTGCCAAGTGCGAAATCGTGTGTGCCAACTGCCATGAACGGCGAACAGCCGTCACCCAAGGCTGGTACGCCGATGTTGTCTAGAATCAGATGTGGACCGACCGGATTCACGGTTCTCTTTCGAGAGGGTCATCCTCCAACGTTTTGTCAGCGCGTTACTGAGACACTTCCCATCTCTGGTCCGGGTAAGCTAGTTCTCAATCTCTTCGAGGAGTTCGGCACAGATGGTGTAGCCAACAAGGTCTGGAATCGCCTTGGTTACAACCCTCTAGTAGCACGCGGAACAAGGGTCATCCGTTACATGCGTTATTTTGGTGGAGAGCCTTACTCGGAAGAGTACATGGATGTGAAGATAGTAGCCGAGAACGGAAGTGTGGAAAACGTAGGTTCCATGGAGGTCATCAGCCAAATCGAGCTAACGTATGCGGAGAAGAAAGTGGCCGCATGAGCGGATACTACTGATAGGCTATGCCGCGTGAACCACTCACTAAGCCCCTCTACAAAAACGTCATCCGGTTCCTTGGTGACGCTGGTAGCGCGGCTGACATCCGCCGTCGTAGGCGATGGACGGGGCAGACGATGCGCCGCCTTGGTACCCCTGTGCTCATCAAGCACATGTATACCATCGATGATGTCAAGAAGAACCCGACCGAAGAGGAAATCCTCAACGGGACTGCTGCTCAACTAAGCACCAACTTTGATACCGCCTACGACCAATCGACCCACAACGACCCGTTCTCACATGGGGTGGGTTATGTATCGTGGGCCACAACGGAAGGACTCGAACCGCAGGAATGGATCGCTCCTGACCCCAACGGACGCAAGCAGGCCAAACTCGTCCAAGGACCATACGAAGAAGGCTTTGTCCCGGCTCCGCTCTATCGCGGCTATGGTCCGGGCTACCTGACCTACGTCATCCTGCCTGACGCTCCGGTCGATGTGTTCAAGCTCACAGACGAGGGCGCTCTCATTCGCACACAGCAGGCTCGCGTCAACCTCCCGTGGTACCCGGAAGTGGGAGACAACGACATCCTCATCACCGTCGAACTGGACGCCGCTGAGCGCATCATCAAAACGGGCACCCGTTACCAGTTGAAGAAGGTCAACCCGGTCACCATGAGGGGCCGCGACAGGCTGGGACGACAGGAGCTAGGACAGATGATCGAGGGCGGAGGTAACAGGTACCGAGTGGGTCAGTTCTGCGAAGCTAACAAGGTGCCCGAGACTGAGCCGATCTATGAAGTGGAGACAGATCGATGAGCGAAGAAATCGACACCAACCAGAAAGACCAGCTTAGCGAGAAATCCGGCTTGCAGCAAGTCACGCCACAGTATCTCCCGCAGGCCACTCTACAGTACCGCACATTCCTCAAGCGATCCATCACGGAGGGGTTGCAGAATGCGTTCGTCCAGTACGATGACGAAACACTAGAAGCGTGCAAGATCGGTATCGACTACCAGACCTCGCGCATCAACTTCCCGAACATCGTCGTCAAGTATTACGAGAAGTCGCTACAGAACGCAGGCGTGGGCCACAAAGAGTGGGGCAACAATGGTCAGCTTACCGAACTCATCGCGGAGGAAGTCACGATCAACGCGGCGGAAGCCAAGCTCGAAAAACTCGCCAGCACCGAGCCTCTGGTCGCTGGTGAAACCACTGTGCGCGGACCGGGGATCCCACCGGAGACATTTGTCCAAGAGATAATCGACGGCACGTCCGTCTTCTTGAGCAACCACCCGGAACGGGACGTAGCCAGCGCTACGGTGCGGTTCAAATCGTACACGTCAGACAAATACACCGAATACCACCATTACCGCTACAACGGTGACATCTCGCTTGAGATATACGGCATGAGTTCCGCCGACCGCGACCGCGTGTCTGACGCCGTGGTGGAGGTTGTCGCCATGGGCACCGTAGGCGTCGAGGGTCGGAGCTTTCAGGAACGCCTCTACAACACCATCGAACAAGCCAGCTTCCCGTACTCGGCGTGGCACTTCATCGTCGTCAATACAGACATCCTCACCAACTATGGCGAGACAGAGGAACTAGCGCCATGGATGCCCGAGGACGTGTGGCTCTACAAGACTGAGTACCGCTTCCCTGTGCAGGGCGAGTTCTACAGCATCACTCCGCTTGTCCCGGTGGCCGATCTTGCCCTCGTCAAGCAAGTGGATGTCCACCCGTTCCACGAAGAGCGCGAATCCGGACAGCCCATTGACATCATCCCGGTCGGGGTCGAAGACGATGTGGTCCACATGAAGACTCCGGAGGAATACCCGGATGAGGTCATCGCTCCCGCAGACTACCTCCACATCAAGAAGAAAGTCCGCAAAGTGGGTCAGGGCAAAGTGAAGTTCGAAGGATTGGAGGCAGGCTGCGGGTTCTCGGCCAGCCTGGTCCCGAGGTTCATCCCATGAGAGAACTGATTTCTTGGTCGGTACTTGCTGGTAAATGACGATATGGATAGAGATTTTGGTCATTGGCTTGCTGGTTTCATTGATGGAGAGGGATGCTTCACCATCGTCAAAAATAGAGGATCCTGGCAATGCAATTTCGCGATATCCGTTCGGTCCGATGACGGTGCAATCTTGATACAGGCCCGCGATTGGCTACAGGCCGGTCACATCTATCAGGCTCCTCGTAACCAGGGGCGAAATCCCATGGTCGAGTGGCGTATTGGCAGTTTAGATGATTGTTTAGCCCTCATCCAGTTGCTAGACGAGTGTCCTCTTCGAGCCAAGAAGGCAGCCGATTATCGAATCTGGCGCGAGGCCATATTTGCCAAACAAGAAAGCGACAATCGCAAGATAGGATCCCTAGCCCAAGTCCTCAAAGCAGGACGGGCTTACAAACTCGCGTCATCGCCTTGGTAATGGATGAGATTCATGGCTCCTCACTACATCCCACCTGGCGTTACGATCACTGAGGCAGTACAGCCTCAGATTGTTCCTCTCGTCACATCCACCGCAGAACTCGTCATCGTCGGTCAAGCCGGAGGCGTCCAGACACGAACGGACCAGATCGTCGTGGGCAAAGCAGGTACGGAACAGGCGCTTCCCTACCTAGCGCAAGTCCCGCATACCAAACTCGTTGGCGAAAAACCGATCAAAACGGTCATCAACACCTTCCACCCGTCAGAACCGTCCGGTTCCAAAGGCAAAGGCTACAAAGAAGGCGAATCCTGGGAAATCAAATCCGAAAAGTTCGTGAACAAGGAAGGGGAACACCCGATCCCGGAGGGCACCGTGGTCAGCATCACCTACACCTTCATCGCGGGCAACTACTACAACCCGATCCGGCTCTTCGATGCTTCCGAAGTCCAGTCGCGGTTCGGTGAACCCATCGTCGGCGGCAAAGTCGCCTCTCCGCTATCCCTAGCGGCAACCAAGGCATTTGAAAACGGAGCACAGACAGTCATCTGTCAGCCGTTGTTCAAGACCTCATCCGGCTCGCTCGAATACAACCAGCTTGGCTACATCGTCAACGGTGAAGCCCTGACCGAAGAAGAAGCCGAAGAACCGACGCATTGGGCCACGACCCTACAGGCTCTCGGTACCGTCGAAGTCATCGACATCCTCGTTCCGGTCAGCGGCGTCGAAGAAGTTCTCGACAAGGTGCTCCAACTAGAGCAGGACCGGGCGTACGAACAGCAGTACGTCTTTGGGGTCTACGGGACCGACACAACGGTCACTGCGAAAACCGCTGCCGAAATCCGCACACTGGCGAAAGCTCTTGCAGGCTACGCGAGCGGTGCGTACTCACAGCAGAACATCCTCATCAATACCAGCAGCTTCAACGTCCGCGCTTCGCAGAGCGAAGAAATCCAGGTCGGCGGTCAGTACGTGGCCGCAGCCATCGCCGGTAAAATGGCTGGCTCACCGGCCTCACAGTCTCTCACCCGTCAGCCGATTGGCGGCTTCCGCGCTGTCAACGATCACCGCAACTCGTCTGAAAAGAACCTCGACGCCGAAAACGGCCTCATGGTCGTGGAGGAAATCAAGGGCGGATCCATCCGCATCCGCCACGGCATCACCATCGACACCGAAGGTGGCGCTGCCCGCTCTGAGGTATCCGTGGTCAGGGCCAAGTTCAACGTCATCGAATCAATCCGTGAAACCCTCGAAAATCAGGTCATCGGCAAGATCATCGCTGACTCGAACTCTCCGGTCATCGTGCGCTCAGCCATCAGCGCTGTGCTAGCGGTGCTCGAAAGGACTCGCCAGATCGTCGGCTACAACATTCCGGAAGTCAAAGTGGCTTCTCTAGAACCGACGACTCTCGTCGCATCGTTCAGCTACCGTCCAGCCTTCACCGTCAACTACATCGACATCGTGTTCCAGCTTGATCTCTCAAGCCAGAGCGTGACCGTGTTCGAAGAACAAAAAGTCTGATACGCATAGGTAATCTGTGAGATGGCATCAGAATTCTTGAAATCCAGAGGTCGAGTCGGTGGTTCCGGCTTCACCGTATTCACCTTCGGCGGACAGCCAATCGCGTTCTGCCAGCAGGTGTCCTACACCAGCCCCCAGCCAGTCGGCGGAGGCGCTTCCCCTATTCAGCCGATGGACGAGCCGTACCCGGTTGAGATTATGACGCCCGCCGCAGCAGGCATGGGCCAAGTCGTACTCAACTTGTTCGAGCTTTTCGGATCCAACGGCATCGCATCGAAGGTGTGGGACCGTCTAGGTCTATCCCTCGGTGCCGGGTTCAGCGCAAGCAACCCATTCGGAGCCAACACTCCGGAAAACCAGTCAACGAACTTCACCCTCACAGGCGAAACCGTCAAGAACGAACAGAGCGCACCATTTGCGGGCGCTGTGGACATCGTGGACGTGTTCGTCCGTCAGGCACAGACCGAAGCCCACAAGCTACAGATCGTCAAGATCGTTCGCCCGCTCAACCCGAACGGACCTCCGGGTAACGCCGAAGTCCAGCCGTACACAGAAGAGTACCACGGCTGCGCGATCACGAACATTCAGGATGGCGAGCAGATTTCTGTCGGCACGATGGAAATCCTCAAGCAGATCACGGTCAACTTCTGCTACGTGACCCGTAACGGACAGACGAGCCTCGCGTTCAAACTCCGTAACGACCCACTAGCCGCTGCTGGCTGATTCAAGTTAGTCTAGAAAGGAGAGTAGTATGGCTTTCGACAAGAAAGCATACATGAGGGAGTATCGACCAAGGTATCGTCAAGAACATCCTGAGAAGAATCGCGACTATCAGAGGAAGCGCGAACAGGAAAGACGCGATCTATTCGCGGATATCAAGACCAAAGCCGGTTGTGCTCGATGCGGATACAAAGACAACCCATATGGACTAGAGTTTCATCATCGCGACCCAAGCGAAAAGAGTTTCCCTATCGCTCATGGTTCCAAACGTTCCCTCAAAGCGATACTAGCAGAGATTGCAAAGTGTGATGTCCTTTGCGGTACATGTCATTCTATCGTAACTCACGATCCGGAGGTTAGGTCAAATGTCTGAGGAGACTCAGGAGCAAGGTGAGAAGGGACCAGAGAAGGTCGAACCGTTCAAGCTGTTCTCGCCACGTATTCAGGAGGCGGTACAGGGACTCTTGTTCCTGGGCCATTTGCAGAAGGATTTCAACTTCTGTGGACACAACTTCACGCTTCGCACCCTCCGCCCTGCGGAGAGAGCCGCTATCGCCGTGGTCATCAAGCCGTGGCGCGAAACCATCGCTGAGCCGGAAGTGTGGGCGAACGCTCAGGTGGCCGCAGCCCTTGTCTCCATCGACGGCTACTCTGACTTCTTGCAGCAGGCTGGACCCGACCTAGAGTCGCACGTTCGCGCACGACTGCGCTACATCACCAACTCAGAGACAGGCTGGTACGGACCGACCATCTCGTTCCTCTACGACTGTCTCCTTGGCATGGAAGACGAAGCGCTGAAAGCGCTGAACGAGCTACAAAATTTATCACAGAGGGATCTGGACCAATTGCGACCCTCGCCAGATTCCTTAGAGACACCGGGTACCTCACCCGACGAGACAACCTTGGACTTCCCCTCCTGAACGCGCTCCACCTGGAACTGGTGCAGTACCTCGCCCAGCTAGACGAGGAGGCGAAGGACCGCGAAGCCGAAGGTGAAATGGAGCGCAACATCTTCGCGACCAACCCGGCTCTATGGAAGCACATGTACGCTCCGAACATGAACGAGGACGGCGAAGTCATCCTCACACCGGGTAGCCCGGAGGAGTTGAAGGAAATGGCCGCAGAGTGGGGCTTGACACCCGAGGAAATAGCCGAACTCGGATGATGAAATAGCGAGGGGCGGGGCGTAATAGCTGATGGCCGACGAATCTCCACAGCCGATTGATCCGCAGCGCTCGCTCAAACGTTCGCTTGACCAGCTAACGCAGGCGGTGCGGTCGATGAACAAGCACCTGGAATCCCTCGACGCTGAGGGCCAGGGCCAGTACATCGAGGGCCAGAAAGAGTCGAACGCAGCGAAAAAGATCCCCAAAGCATCGTGGTCTATGCAGGAGGCTAGAAAACCCTCCTCCCAGCTACAGCAGCCGGGTTCACTCAACCCCGACGCCTCTATCTCTGACGCGATTGCGTCGATCAAGTCGGCCTACGAGAACCAGAATGTGAACGCGGTTCAGCGGGCCGCTGATATGGTCAATAAAGCGGGCACCATGAGGCTACCAGAAGCGGAAGCTCAGGAAGCCAAAGAAGACGAAGCGAACTACTACCAGGAACTCCAAGACAAGCGCATGACTGGCCTGGGATGGATGACCCCCGACAAGATGGAAAAGCTGCGCGCAGAAACTCCGCATCTCAAGGGCTACTCCTACGGCAATTGGGAACGCAAAGCAAGGGTCGTTGAAAGCCGAGTCGGTGGAGCGCAAGCCTACGCAACTAAAGCCGCAGCCAAGATGGGTGAAGAAGGTCACGAAGGACTGGCGAATGCTTTCGGAAGTGTTGCCAAGGGCGCAGGCAAGATAGAAGAAAATGCCATGCCTATCGTCATTGGCGTAGACATGGCAAAGCGAGCCTGGGCAGGAATGGAAAAGGGACAGAGGAACGTTATCGAAGGTACGGGCCTGGGCTACTCCGGTGAAGGCGTACCTGGCGGTCAGTTCCTACCAGGAGGTATTCGTAACCCGCTGGCTCTCTTCACCGAAGCTGGTCAGCAAGGGTTCGGCATCAAAGCCGCTGCCATCGAAAACGCCCTCAAGGGTAACCTTGGGTTCGGTGAATCCGCCAAGCTGTCTGAAAACCTCGCCAGCCTGGGATTCAGCAACCGACACGGCAGCGGTATCCCAGGCTTCCTCGGCCTGGACAACAGCGGTCGCAACCAAGAACTTGTGGAACTCGGCAGCAAAGCGAAACGAGAGGGCTTGCCGGAAGCCGAGTTCGTGAAAATGGCCGAAGGCATCAGGTTCGGTGGAGGTTCGATCAAGCAGTTGAACGAAAACATCAACGGGCTAGGCGAAGCTGCCAAGAATGCTGGAACCAGCACGAAGGTACTGGCCGAAAGCATGAACGAATACGCCGCCCTCACCGAAAAGGAAGGACCGAAAACAGCGCAGGAACGCAAGGGCAGGGAAATCTTCGAAAACACAGGTAGGCCCGCGAAGCTGACTGCCGAAGTGAACAACACGGCGCTAGGCAAGGCGACGGCTGGTCGCTACGGGATCCTCCCTGGCACCATTGGCAACACCAAAGGTGACTTCCAGAACGCCATTGAATTGCAGACCATCGAACAGGCCGCTCACATGACGCGCGGTGGTGTGGTAGCTCACATCACGAACCCGGAAACTGGTGAAACGATCACCAGCGGTAACTCGAAGGAAATGCAAGCTGCCGAAATGTCCAAAATCTACGGCATCCCGCCGCAGCTAGCGATGCTGTATCTCAACGACCCGAAGAAGTTCAAGCAGTCCGAGTTCGCGGGCGGTGAAATCTCCAACCACATCAAGCGTCTACAGGCCGAGCAGAAGTCAGGTCTGCCAGGATACAATCAGGGAGCCGAATGGGGCAAGCTGTGGGGTGCCACGGACGATCTTATCACCGCAAAGCAGTACCAGGCCGACTACAAGATCGACAAAGGAGGCATCAAGTCACAGCAGGCGTTGCAGGCGCAGGTTGACGAAGCCAAAGAAAAGCTCAATGAACAGCAGGGCAACGGTCAGGGCGAAATCACACTCAGCAAGGAAGCTCAGCGATTCTTCAAGCTCAACATGCCGAAACAGTATGCGAAGTTCCAGAAGGAACGTGAAAAGGAAGAAGGCAAGTCGGGAGCGCAAGGAGCTACGAAACCAAGTACGGGCAAGACCTCGATACCAGGAGAAGCCTTGGGTGCTCTAGGCAACGCGGCTCAGGCGGGGGCCGAAGCTCTGCCTAACCTCGCTCTTCACGCCTTCCTACCGTAAGGGTCACCATGAGTGAAGTCATCTTCAACCATAGCAAGACCGGCAAGCTGGTGATGCCCATCGGCCTGAACGGTGTCTCCTGGGCGTACATGCTCAATACCGCAACCTTCAATACCTACGGCGGCGAAGTGGTGCAGATCCTTAGCTGCTATATCGACGCTCTCACCGTCGAGGGAGATGTCAAGCGTTACAAAGATGCCGAGGAAGTGTACGAATTCTTCGCCGCGTACTTCACTGCTGCGACACAGGGAGCCACGGCAGAACACAACGGCCAGGAAGGGGTCTTCGAACAGGAGCCGATGTCTCTTGAATACCCGGACCGAGGGTGGACCTTCTGGATCCAGCCGATGTCCGCACCTGGCTTTCTGTATGGCAAGAACGTAGTGACTCCGAAATGGAGAATGCAGGCGTGGATCGTGGACCGAGGATTGAACAACGAAGAGTTGAAACAGTACGTCGGTGAATACGCACAGAAACAGATCGCAGAACTCGGTGGGCGCTTCAACCTCACCGGAGAACTCTCACCTGTGTCCGGTGACCCAGCCAACAACCCGTTCATCGCTCCTCTTGTTCCGAAGGTGTCGGAACCGAACGCCAAAGGCGAATACGAATTCGAACCTGTCAAGGCGGAAGAAGTGCAGTCGAACGTGGAACGCCTCGCTGACTTCTACACCAGCCTGATCCCGTCGTACCTCAAAGGCGACTTCGCAGACGTGACACAGGTGTCAGGATCATCACCCATCTTTAGCCAGCCGGGTTCACCTACGACGGAAGAACGTGCGGCGGAAAAGGGCAACGTTGAACAGACGACACAAGGGTCGATCCAATGATCCTTCCGCCTATCGCATGGGAGAGCCTACCGGACTTCACACTGGCTGACGCCACCAGTGTTAGCGCCAGCATTGTGCCTGCCGTTGACCAGGGCTATGACATCGAAGGAGTACGACGTACTCCGGCTCGGACAGAGGAAATCCTCTCCGCCTGCAACGGTGTACTCTGCACCCGTCAGCACCGCATGCGCTTCTTCATCAACTCAGTGGAAGTGGCGACGGGTATCTCGGCTCGCTTCGGACAGGGCCGACGTACCCGTGACATGTACCCACAGGCGTTTGTTATGCCTCGCTACAAAGTCAACGCGCAGTCGCTCACTCAGGAAGACTATGGCCTCATGTGTGAGTTCGTTCACGCGCACCACCAGGAAGCGGTCGGCAACGGTAACACTGTGCAGTTGAGCGTGCGGGAGGGATGGAACCCTTACACCAACCACGAAAACCTCGAACCGCAGCTTGAGAGCGCGGGTATGGCAGGCTACCACAAACCGATTGAGGCAGCCGGGTTCGTGTTGGAGATGCCCCGCACACATGAACGATTCGTATACACGCCCGAGTTCGAATTCGAATTCAGCGTGATGCAGTCATACATCGGCGTCTTCTCCGGACAAGTCTTCACCTACGACAACGTGCAGGAAAGCATCATGGAAATCCTTGAAGCACAGGAACGCCCGTTCAGTCAGGCTCCCCAGGCGAAACCTGCGCCCAAGGTCATTACGCCCGAAGAGGAAACTCAGCTACAGAAAGAACGTCACGAAAAGGCGTTCGGCCCTGGTCCTGGCATCAATAGTGGTCCTCTGTTCACTGACCAACCACCGAAACCGACGCGCTGATGGCAGGCAACTCAGACATCCAGAGACTCGTCTATCCTCCGAAGGTGTGGGTCTTCGTCAAGACCGCCAACGGTGAAACGCTAGACCTCACGGACTACGTGATCAGCGGGGAAGTCGTTCGTCGCATCGGGGCTGCGTCCACGGCTAGCCTAGTGCTGCGTAACCCCAACCACTTGTTCACTGCGTTCAGCAAAAAATACGCGACACTGCACCCGATGGATCCGATCACGATCTACATGGAGCGCTTCCCTGGTCGTCACGTACAGGTGTTCACTGGCTACCTGGACACAACACCATACTTGCAGTTGATCCCTGGCCCGGTCACCATCGAAGCTACCTGCACACTCAAGCGGCTCGAATTCAACTGGTTCCAGCTAGCCCAGCAGTACACCCTCTCATTCTTCGAACACTTCGGATGGAAGCTCATCGGAGAAGGGGAAGCGGGAGGCATCATCCCTGTCAACCAGGGTCCGTACGCCAACAAACAGTTCGAAGAAGAGGCCAAAAAGAAGTGGGCACAGGAACTCGCGGAAGGCAAACGCAGCCAATCCGAAGTCGAACAGAAAGAAAAGTCACTCAAAGAAGAAGAAAAGGAAGCCGAAGACCGCGCGAAGAAGGCTACCGCCGCTCAGGGTGCCTCGCCCAATACCAACACACCCAACCCATTCTCGAACCCGCTCGAAGCTGGCAACGGCACAGGCGGCAAGCCACAGGTCATCGGTGACGACGGGTCATTCAAGAAGCTCCTGTGGGCCATCCTCTACTACATGGCCGACTGGAAAGACGAGAACATCTACATCGAGGAAATCCCACCGGGCGTGCCGGAACTGATCGCCGCACTGTGGGCTGACTTCAACTCAGGCGAACGCCAGGAAGGACTCAAGGACTTGAAGGCGTTCTGGTCTGCTATCATCGGCGTGGGTGCCAAGGGCAGCGGTGGCGGGGCAGGCAACCCAGCCAACAAAGGAGGCAGCACCAAAACGGGTGACCTCACCGGCCTCAGTGAAATCATCGAAACGATGTCACAGACGGCTGAAAAATACGGCCTGCCTGCGAAGTTCGTCATCACCACATCACTGTGTGAGTGCAGCTTCAACCAGGCGGAGATTACCTCCAAGAACTCAGACGGTGCTACTGGCTGGTTCCAGTTCACATCGAGCGAACCGTATCCTGGCATCAAAGTGAACTACCCAAGCGATGCCGAAGACACGGGCCTAGCCACGGCTGCCTTCTGTCAGGCCGCTGTGACCAAGGGTAACGCACTCGCCGGTGGTAAAGGACTGCCGCCTGAAAGCGAGTGGCAGCATTGGGCCGAGGAAACTCAGGTCGCTGGTAACGGAGCTTACGACCCAAGCTGGTCCCGCTGCGAGGCTCAGGCCGAAGGGTACCTACAGCAGTACAAACCGAAGAAGGCCGAAGGCAAGGAAGGTGGCTCTACCAGCGAACGAGGCAAGGTGGGTGAAGGTGAAACCAACAAGACAAGCTCATCCAGCAAAACACGCATCAAGGCGATGGAAGAAGAGGCCGACACCATTGACTCCTTGAAGTACCCATACTCCTACGGCGGTGGTCACGCTAGCGCGGGTCGCCCAAGCATCGGTCCGGAACATGAGAACGGCGAAGGCCCGATGGTCCTTGGCTTCGACTGCTCAGGCTCCGTGGGCGCGGTGCTCGCTGCGGGAGGCTTCGTGCCTGAAAACAGTGCGATCCCCGCTTCGGGTGGGTTCAGTGGACTCAACATTCCTGGCTGGTCGGCAGGTGAATCCACCAGCAGCCCTAGCGTCAACGTCTTCTTCAACGAAACCCACGCCTGGATGACCATCAACGGTCGGTACTTTAGCACAGGTTGGAACGACAACCCGAAGAGCGGGGCAGGATGGGGCACTACCAACCACGCAGAACAGCCAGAACCTCGCGACAGCTACACCGTGATGCACCTATCAACTGCGTCACTGGAACAGACATACACGGGTCACAAGCCTCCTACTCTCACAGGTGAACCAGGCAGCCCTGCCGAAAAGCTCGTCGGTGAAACCGAATCTTCGAACGTCATGGGCACGGCCACTGCCGCTTCCTTCCTGTCACAGATCGCCGCCCCGAACGCCGAAGAAAGGTTGCTAGCCGACGCCATCGGTGGACAGCGAGCGCTCATGAACACGACGCCGGTGCTCGACCTAGTGGAACAGGTCTGCCAGTCATCGCTCCGCAGCTTCATGTCACTTCCGAACGGGGACTTCTACGCCTTCTACCCGGACTACTTCGGAGAATTCGGTCACCACGAACCGTATTGGGCCATCAAAAACATCGAGGTCCAGTCGGGCACAGTGGAACTCACAGACAGCAACCTCATCACCCACTACTTCGCCGTGGGCGATGTGTCATGGCCGGGTACCGTCACCTTCATCAACGACCTGTACGCAGGTGCCATGACTGTGTATGAAGCCTTCCAGCCTGGGATCCTACTCCACAACGAAAAGCCTGCCACCAAGGGCAACGAACCAGAAAAAGGGAGGGCCAACGGCAACACCAACGCAGCCATCGCCTTCCTCAAGCGCTATGGTGCGCGTCCTGCGAAACACGAATACAACATGGTGTTCTCCGCGCTGTTCGATCAGTTGCTTGCGTACCAGCAGTTCCTCCTCGGCTGGTCCCGACAGTTCCAGAGTTCGTTCCACTTCACATTCATGCCTGAGTTGTTCCCTGGCGGCAAGGTCGCTTTCCCGGAGACTGGCATCAAGATGTACGTGGAAGAAGTCACGCACGCCTGGGACATCACGGACACCGGGTACGAGACATCTGCCGTCCTCTCCGCTCCGTCCATCTTCCGCAACACGGAAAACACAGAGGCCATCAACGAACTGCCTGAAAACATGGTCGAGGCATTGATCGAGCCGCTACGCAACCAGATCGGCAAACCAACCAAACCGACCGAACCTCCTCACACCCCAACCTCCCCCATCATCAAAACGAGGGAAGAAGCCCGCAACAAGGCGTTCGGTCCGGGAATTGGACTAGCGAACACATTGGTCGAATGACATGGCACCCATCCAGAACATGCACAGAGTGAACAAGAAGGGGGCTAAGATCCTCACGGTGGAACCTGCTACGCAGACCATCCATGCAAGCCTGGGCGCAGGCCAGGTCGTGCCCGTCAACATGTATACTTACACGCCGGTTGTCCGCTGGCCGAAAGTGGGAGAGACATGGTGGCTACGAGAAGAGAACGGATCGTGGTTCCTTGACAGCGTTCAGGAGCAGCAGGCAGAAACCTTCCCCGACTATGCACCAGACGGAGCGTATGCGGAAGGCGCTGTGGTAAAATTTGAAGGGAAGCATTTCTCACTCGGAGAGATAATCGACTGATGCCCAAAGAACTACCTATCCCTGGACCCCCACCCAACGAACCGTGGTCACTGTTCAAAGTAGTCCTAGTGCGACCCGGAGATGCGGTCATCTCTGCCTCTTCGGGGCGCATCCTACAGAACAAGAACAGCTACCTCACCGAAGTCCCTAATGGGCTGCGCGTGCCATGGTTTCCTACCGCCTTCGCAGGCAGCTTCGAAAACGTATGGAACAAAGAAACTAGCGAAGAGGTCACGAATAGGCTCGAACAGATTTGCACCATTGTCAATGACCTCCGCGCATGTGTCATGGCCTACAACATGGTCGAAAAAAAGGAAGAAGTCGATCCCGAAGCTCACTTCCATGTTCGCACGGGCGAGCACCTGGATGCCCTACACGGGCCGGGTACCGCTGCGGCATTCGCGGATCGCATGGACCTCACCAAGACCTTTCCTGGTACACAGGCGGCGGTCGCAGAACGCATCCACAAGAACGGAGCCACCGTGGTCGAAACCGTCTGGACAAAGCAGGGTAAGCGGATCGCTGCTCTTAGGCTCCATCTCACCAAGGAGAGAGCGCATTATGACCGCCTCGAAGTCGAGCCTGAGTACCGAGGCAAGGGCTTCTACTCAGCGCTGATCCGTAGGCCGTCGTGGTGGAGGGAACTTGGAGTCAAGATCATCACCGCCCAGCCAGAAAACGAACGTTCTGAGCACGCGCTAGCGCTGGGCGGACTCCACTGGCAGGACTTTGAAGGCGAGCCTGTCTTTGGCGCACGGCTTGACCAGAGAGACAGAATGGACGACTATCGCGAGTGGCTAGCGACCGGCAAGGATCCCGATCAGGAACCAGAGTGGCGTCGAGAACTGCGCCTTCCAACCATGTAATAGACGATGAGCTTTTCGTTGAAGATAGAACACGGCGACCTGGCCCTCAACGGCACGGAACTAGCTAAGGTCGAAGGGGCCGACAAGCTACAGCAGGATCTTTCTGTCGCCATCCTGACGCCGCTGGGCTTCGATGAACTACACCCGCTGTTCGGGTCCATCCTGGTCGAAAACCTCATCGACAACGGCATCGTAGACATCATCGGGACGCAGAACTTCCGACGTGCAGCCACCCTCGTCAATGCCGAGCTACGCCGCCTCTGCCGCAATTACCAGGAACAGCAGATCAACCGCAACCAGAGCGATGTGATCCGCTTCGGTCGCCACACGCTGACCCCGGATGAGATTCTGGTATCCGTCAAGAACGTCGCTTTCAAGCAGGCCGAAGACCATCTCATCTGCGAACTCTCCCTCGAAATCGGCACCGAAACGGTGTCAATCCCCGTTCCGATCCCTAATAGCTGATGCCCGTACGTAGCCAACTCCAAATCGCAGAACAGATGGTCGCGCAGATCCGTCTGCTTGAACCTTCTGTCTCAGCCGAAGTAGGCACCCCGGAGCGCTTGATCCTCGACACCGTGTCGGGAGCTATCTCCGAAGACTCCATCGACCTCGTTGGTCTACAGCAAGCCCTCAACGTAGACACCAAGTACGGCGTCAACCTCACCAACTTCCTCAGCATCTTCGGCTTCGCGAGACAGGAAGCGACCAAGGCCACCGGCTACGTCGAATTCACCGTGAGCAGTCCTGGCACTCGCACCGTTCTGATCCCGGAAGGGACGCTCGTCAAGTCTAGCGAAGCGACCGAACTTGAAGGTCTGGTGCCGGAATTCGCGACTCTCGCCTCAGCTTACATCAGACCCGGTGAAACCACCACGGGTCCGGTGCCTGTCGAATGTACCCGCCCTGGTGCGTTCGGCAACGTAGCGGCGAACAAAATCACGGTGTTCACGACGCCAGAACTCGGTCCGCTCCTCGGCGTCACGGCGGTCACCAACCCAACTCCGACCACCCACGGCACCGAACAGGAGAACGACAACAGCCTCAAGACCCGATTCAAGAACACGGTGTTCAGGAACATGTCGGGTACCGAAGACCAGTTCCTCGCCCTCTCGGTAGCTACCTCCTTCACCACCAAGGCCAACGTCGTCGGTCCTGTCTCTACGTACCAAGAGTACGTGCAGGTACCGCAGAACGAAGAACACCCGCTTACTGGCGATGACACTACCGCGATCCGCTACGGCGGAGAAGGCAGCGCCGCCTACGTAGGTTTCCCTGCTCCCATCGTAGTCCGAGGCAACACGGTGGAAGGCTCATTCATCCTGACCATCAAAGACACAACCGGAGTCACACCCGGACAGGCTGTCGTGGTCTACGAAGAAGGCGACAACCCTCGTCCGAGCACTACAACCACAGTCGAAGAAGTTGTCTCGACCACCGAAATCAAACTCGCGGCGAAAGCCAAAGCCACAGTGAACGATGGATGGGTTACCATCGGCACGACCTCTGACACACCGTACATCAACAGGTGGACCAGCGGCCTCTCCACCAACCCGTACGCCAAGGAAGTATTCCCGGAACTTCCGGTGTTCATCTCTACGGCTGCGGCTGGACTCGGCAAACGGTTCTTCCGCGAGGGCGCAGACTTCGTGTTCAACTTCCCACCGAAGCTCGCCGGGGATACCTACCGTGCGATGCTCGATGGCACAGGCAACGACCCTCGCGTGGGCGAAGGATCGAAACAGCCGAACGTGACCTTCATCAATGTGTACGTCGGCAGCGAACCACCGGCAGAAGTGCTAGCTCCTGGTACCGTGGCGCTGCTCGAATACTCATACACGTCTAGGGCTTCCCGCAACAACCCGGAACACAATGTCACGAACGCGGTCGATGTGTTCATCGATGGTCAGAACGTACAGCAGACCTCCACAGTGTTCACTGTCCCACTGTCCCCGACCGAATTCGCGTTTGTCGATGAACCCGTGAGCAAGTTCTACTACGAGAACTACCGCCGTGCCGGTGAGCCAGCCACCCGTCCGGTCGAGGGTGACATCCTAACTCAGCTATTCAACCAGCCGGTGCTAGGGATCCCGCCACAGATCACCATCGAGGAAGACGTGTTCTACTTGGGCGTTCACTACTGGCTGGTGAAGGATGTCTCGTCACTCTCTGGCACCATCCGAGCACGCGACGGCATCGAGTGGAGCGCGTACATCAACGGTGACAAAAAAGGCGCACTCGGTCGCCCGAACCCTGGCAAAGAACTTGCCTACAGCGGCAAGAAGTTCGCGGAACTCGAAGCATCGAAAGCCGGTGTCCCGCAGCTTATCGACATCGAAACCTACACCTACGACAAGAACATACCTGACTTGCAGGTTGCCCTCGAAGGTGCGAAACAGGTCACCACGGATGTCCTCGCCCACAGCGCTCGCAAACGCTACTTCAAGCTCGACATCACGGTGGTCTACTCAGCTACCGCGTCGGTGACAGCCGTCAACGAAAACATCCAGAAAGCCATCTCTCGATTCCTATCCAACCAATACTTCGGAGCAGTCGTCCGCCTCTCGGATCTGTTGCAACAGATCCACGGAGTTGCCGGTGTCGAAAACGTCCGCTGGTCCAACGATGTTCCTCACACGCGCGACCTTATCCGGGTCTACGAGACTGACATCGAAGGCGCTCCGCTACGCGGCGTGTTCACTGACCGGATCCAGTACGGCGGCGGAGGTAGCAAAGCAATCGATACCCTCTACGTCGTCGGCAACCCAACCGAAGGCGAGTTCGCTCTGAAATACGGAGGAGCAGAACCATCACCAATCGTACACGTTGCATCCTTTACTGCCGCCTCCCTTGAAACCGCGATCAACGGTGGATGGCTGCCGGGTGGATGGACGGCCACAGTCGAAGAAGACATCCGCTCAACCGTTGGTGTGCTGTCTCCGATCCGTTCCTTCCGCATCACCTACAGCAAAACCGAAAAACTGGCCGAGCCAGTCACGATCTACAACCCGGAAAGCCCGTTGCAGGGTGGTGAATATGTCTACGACTTCGACTTCTACCTCCACGACGACGAGCTACCCGCACTACCCACTGGCACACAGAAAGGCGACACAGTACCCGGATTGATCATCCGTGCCCGCGCACAGAACGTCTTTGAGAAGGCTTGATCTGCCATGAGCGAACGAGCTATTCTAACGGCATACCGACGAGGAGAGACTGTCGCCTCTATGGTCAATCGACTTGGCACAAGTCGGTACGCAATATACAAGGCGATCAATCGTCATGATGTATCAAAACGCAAAGCAGCAAAGCAACCCGATTGGCCGGAGTCTGGTCACGGAAAATGGGTTGATAAACAAGGCTATGTCACAGTTTGGTATCGGGGTAAGCCAAGACGAGAGCACCGTTGCGTCATGGAAGTAGCCCTCGGTAGGAGACTTCTCAAGTCAGAGACAGTGCATCATGTCAATGGGGATCGATCAGACAATCGCATCGAGAACCTACAACTACGACAAGGACATCATGGCCCTGGCGTGGTAATGTGCTGTGCAGAGTGCGGTTCGCATAACCTTCGTCCAACGGAGGCGTGATCATGACCGTACCCGCTAACGCAGTCACCACACCGGACGTTACCAACGAAATCGTCCAGCAGTTCTTCATCGAGGGACAGAGCACGGGCAAGTCCCCGCTCAACTACCTTGATCACTTCCCGGAAACGGTGTGGAACAAGGGCATCCACACGCGACTCGTCGCGCTCATGTATACTCTCCTTGGTCCTTCGGGAGTAGGGTACCTCCGCCAGAACTACCTAGAAGCCCGCATCGCCATCGAAAACAACGGGCTGAAAACGACCGAACTAGATGAACTCTACAACAACATCTTCTCATTCGCTCGCTTCGCCACCGAGGTCTACGAACAGGACACGGAGGGACTGCTCACCCAGGCGCAGTTCGAACAGGTACAGGAATCCGACAAAGCCTACCAGAACCGTGCGAAATCCTTCCTCGCCGCCACCCGCGCAGGAGGTACCATCCTCGGCATTGAACTCGCAGCCAAGTCAGGACTGCTCACTGCTGTAGAGGTCATCGAGAACTACAAGGCTCTCTACGACGAACACTCCGATGACCGGCTAGGCATCCAGTGGCAGGGCGTCACACGTTCAACCGAGGAGGTCATTCTCCTGCCTCGACAGGAACTCCCAACCAATGCGTTGCAGATACTCGACTTCACAGGTGAACTCCCGCCACTCACGGGTAGTTTCACACTGGCCTTCCCGCTAGCGGCTACGGAAACCGTCGAAAACGTGAGCCAGAACAACCCATCTACCGCAGAGCTTTCGTTCGAATCCGGGGCACACGAAATCCAGGAGGCGCTAGAAGCCCTTCCTGGTGTGGGCAATCTGAACATCCATGTCACCGGAGGACCGCTGCCGAGCAAACCCATCGAAATCGAATTCACCAACGAGCTAGCCGACCGTGTGATCCCGCCGTTGCTGGTGACCAAAAACACCTGCGCGAACGCCGAAGAACTACAGGTCGTGCTAGAGATTGAACAGAAGATCGTGGGTGCATCCGCTGACGGTGGTGTCTCTACCATCCCTCCGGAAAACTGGCAGTACGCGGAGGTCGCGCTCAGGCAGATCAAGCCGGTCACCACCATCATCAGCCCCGGCAAAGCTCCGAGCGTTACCAAACGACAGGTGCCGAACAGCGTTGCCTCCGACTCTGAGTACGCCGAAGTGCTGCGATACGTCACAGGTTCACGCACGATCACCTGGCCTCCTCTCGACTCGACCCACTGGATTGAGGGTGGCGTGGAGAAGGAGGCACCACAGACCGTCAACGGTGGCTCGCAGCACTACCTCAACTTCCACAACATCAGCACCATCAAAGCATACACAGGAGAGGCGCTGCTAGACCCGGACTATGAAGAAGGCACCTACGCACCCTACCCGGATGAACACCACGGCATCTTCTCCGCAGAACAGCGAGCGCTCTACCCGTTCCTCAACGCCTTCAACGACCCGACGCATGTATTCGAAGCCAATGAAGCCGCTCCATCACCGTCACTGCCAGTGTTCAAAGAAGGCCCGTACATCGAAGGCGTCTATCCTCTGGACTACACCACTGCGCCCGGAGCCAAACCAGACTTCGTGGTAGCAAGCACCCGCATGTGGTCATCCGAAGAACACAATGAAGGATCAGACATCTTGGAGATTGACTTCGGCACTGTGCAGGCGTGCAACTTCATCACGTTCGAAGCGTCGAACAAGCCGTACGAAATCAATGTAGCCTATGACCTACTCGATGCTTCGCCGGAACGCCACTTCGTTCCCGTCACCTTCTCAGAACCGCATGTTGCTCAGTCTGTGCTCAGCATCGGACATGAAACGAAAACCCCGAACCCGTGGGTCGTCATCCCTCTCAACTTCGGCAACATCGCTGGCGGGATGATCTACACGCGCTTCATCCGCCTAGAGTTCACGAAGCGCACCACCGAAGGGTCGCCGTTCACCGGCCCGAACGGGGAACTCAAACCGTTCAGTATCGAGGTCCGTAGCCTAAGAATTGGAAGGAACGTGTCATGAGCGCGCCTACAATCTCACAGAACTACAGCGGGGTCATCCTCGATCTGAACAAGTCTCCGCGCTTAGGGATAAGCATTGAACCTGGACAGACCTACTACCAGACGTTCCTCCTACCGGAAGAACTACAGCGAGGAGTGTTCCCCAAGGAACAGCGCCTCCCGGCTCTGTCGGGCTTTCAGATCCTCATCGGCGTCAAGCAAAACCTAAGCGAAATCTACGAGGCAAGCGCCGTCGAAGTCAACTACGTGCTCGAACAGTACGAGTTCGGATCTGGCTGGTCGCCGGTCACCAAGGGCACCCTCAAAGGCGTACCGTACGGCAACTCACGGGTCTGGATCGATGTGCTGTTTGACAACCCCATCGAACTTAGCGAGAGTCAGGTGCCTAGCGAAAACCGCAACGAGGCTCCGACCGAGTTCCGGCTCGCGCTTAGCTTCCCCGCTGCGGTCGAAGTTCTATCCTACGTGACACCGAATCCGTATTCGCACGGCGAAGGGTACCATTCAGTCCCCAAGATCACGAAAGCCGCGAAGGAAGCGAAAGTAGCTACTCAGAAATCGGGCCGCGAAGTACGCGAAACCGAAGAACTACACGAACGCGAAGCGTGGACAAAAGAAGAAGGCGAAAGCCTGATCACCAAACAAGAACGCGAAGCCAAAGAACGGGTCCAGAAGGAACTACGCAGGGTGGACGAGACTCACGAAGCCGAAGCGCGAGAAGAATGGCAGGAAGAAGTCGAAGGCATCATGCGGATCCACGGGTCGTTCAACTTCCGTCTGCTAGCATTGGTGGCGGACAGTGGCACCGACTTCCTCGGGGATCCCTATCGATCTGTCGCCATCGTGTCCGAAGCGCAGTCCGGAGGAGCTAACCCGAACACCGGCTACTGGCTGTCGTCACCGCAGCCGACACAGTTCGCTGTCGTCAGCCACTACTCAGATGTACGCCCGCTTCCAACCACGCCGACGTACGGCATCACCAACCTCATCGAGAACCCCAGCTTCGAGTACGACCTCGTAGGAGGTCTGCCTGCTCTATGGGTGGGAGCAGAAGGTCGAGAACTTCCAGAAGAGGAGGCTCTGCCTGCCGAAGAAATCGCAGCGGGTGAATGGCGTCAGCCGTTGCACGCGGTCCTCTTCTTCTCTGACTCCTCTGCTACCTTGAGAGTGAACCGCTTCCGGGGTGAATGGGAGGAACTGGAAGTCTACTCCAAGGGCGAAGGCATCAGCATCATCGAAACCCTTGAAGCGAAAATCCAGAAACAGAAAGAAGCTCGCGAAAAACGCGAAAAAGAGGAACGCGAAGCGCGTGAAAAATGGGTGAAAGAAGAAGAAGCAACCGAAATCACCAAAAAAGAACGCGAAGAAAAAGAAACGAAACAGAAAGAAGAACGCGAACACGACGAGAAAGTCGAAGCCGAAGAACTCGAAGCCTTCGAACGGGAAGGTACCATTACCCGTACGTTTATCTCGAAGATCAACGAAAACCGTGCGCAGAACCCTCTCGGGTTTGAAGGTGAAACGTTTTGGGAAGAACGCGAAGGTCAGTTCTCCGCTATCAAGGGATTCCAGTACCTTGAAGTTGTCTCCAAAGGCGGCGGGGGTGTCGAACTCGATGAAGCAAGCGAAGTCCCGGTCAAGATCGGCGTGCCCATCACCTTGTCCTTCTGGATCCGCACGCAGAGCACGTCGTTGCCTATCGAAGTCCTCTTCGGTAACGACATCGTGGGCGAAGTCACCGAAGAACTTGAGGCTACGGACGAATGGGTTCGTCACGAAGTCACTCTCCCCCCAACCGAAACGGGCACAGCCAACGTTGTGATCAGAGTACCATGGCTTCACGGCACCCAAGTCTTCTTCCTCGATGGGGTCATGGTGAACAACGGCAACAGCGCAGCTAAGTACATCGACGGCGACGTGATCAGTTGCCTCTGGAACGGCATCAAGGGTCGCTCATCGTCTGTTGAACTACAGGAACTCGAATCGGAAGAAAACTCCGTCGTGATCGACTCGATGCTCATCGACCCGATGACCTCGGGCGTTGGGATGAACGTCTACTACACCAACGACCTCACCGGCAGCGAGGGAGAAGGCGAACCGTCCATCGAAGATTGGGAACAGAAGCTCTGGACGCGCGTGCCGCAGACCTACACCACATCAGGCAAGACCACCATCGTCCTCCCCGCTCCCATCGTGGCGAAGTTCGTCAAGCTAGAGTTCACCAACCTACAACCGAAACCGTACACGCCGGGTGACTACCAGCGTCCCACGCAGTACAAGCTCTTCCCGAATTGGGTGAGCGAAGTGTTCCTCAAGCTGCTCTCTAGCCCGAACTTCGTCGTCGGCAACGTGGGCGTGGTCTTCGACAAGCTCGAACTGATGTACCAATACTACAAGAAGGACTTGGAACAGCAGCCAAACAGCCCGATGATCAAGGCTGCCGAATCTGGCGAAGCTCAGGATCTTGCTGATCCGCAGACCCTCTCGCTCATCAATCAGGTCATCAACACCTACACCCAGCCACCGGCTGCGCAGGCTCCGCAGACCCTCATGGGCGAGGCGCAGAAGTCAGCGTCCCTCAAAGAAACCAACTACCCGGTCGAGCCGAACGCCGCCTTCAATGGCCCAGCGAACTTCCCGGTGTCTTCGCTCGACCGCACCAACATCGTCATCGACCAGGGCACGCCAGTCATGTTCTTCTACGTCACCTGCCGCCACGCTTACAAGGAACAGACCGGCCTCTTCGCGGAAAACAAAGCGTACTACGCGGGCATCAAGCAACTAGCCTTCCTCCGCGAAAGCTACACCACCGTCGCGGACGGCAACCTTTACATCGAGACAGGTGCCGATGACGTAAATACTGACAGGAACGATTTCGTCGTGGAAGACGGGATCTGGTACACAGACTGATGCCGGTACAGCCGAACATACCCCTTGGAGATGAGTTCACCAACCTAGTGTGGACCAACTACACGTCGTTCGATGAAACGACGCGGGACCGTCTGCCTACTCAGAAGCACTTGGACATCCGCCCGTTCACGGAAACCCCGATCCTCGCCAGCGGCGGAGACTTCCTTGCTCCGGAAGATTGGGAGCTACCTCCGAATAGCTCGACCGGATCCGAAGCTGGCACCAAAGGCTTCCCCGTACTCAACCTCCGCACTATCGAAAACGGTACCGTCGAAGCCACATCCATTGTCAAGAGCCACCCGCTAGACTTCACTCAGTTCGCCCCCACCGATCTGATCGTCTTCACGCTACCGTTCTATTCAGAAGCCGTGGTCGAGGCTACCTCAAGCTACATCGAATTCATCGACGCGCAGGGTCGCTCCGTCGCCATCAAATTCAGCGCAAGCGAAGTCGCACTCACTGGCGAAAATCCGTACTTCCAGGTCAAGCTCGAACGCCTTGAAGAAGCCGAACTCAGCCTCAATGAAATCGTCGGGGTACGGTTCAAGGTCGCGGCCACGGAAAGCATTATCGTCTACATCATGGGCCTTCGGCTCATCAAGGCTACGCTCTCCGAAGCACAGCCAGGTTGGGTCCAGGCACCGGCTGACTTCGACAACTGGAATGGTCGCTACCACAAGACAGTGCCGCTTGGCAGCCTCGAACGTGCTCCGGACTACCAGCAGAGCATCATCTGGAAGTCCGCTCCTCTTGCGGGACCGCTTGATCCTCGCGCCGTTGACACTGAGTTCGGCGTGGTGTTCAACGTTGGTGAACTCGCAAACTCGAACGAGTTCACTATGTACTTCCGCCAGGAATCCAAGATTTTCACGACCATGCTCGACCTCATCGGGGTCACCATGGCGGAACTCGACGGTCGTCCGATGCCTGACCTTGGCACACGTCAGTTCAATCCACGCACCGTGGGCGAATTCGATGAGACAGAGATGGAAGAACTCGACCGCTTTGACATGGAAGAACTTGAGCGTCAGGCAGTGCCTAACCCGGTGCTTGAGAGTTGGGTGTACTTCACCTTCGCGTGGGACAAAACGGAACCAAGCATCTCTATGGGCAATAGCTCGGGCCTCTCGTACAACTTCCCCGACCTCGAAGGACTCGTCACCCTAGAACCGAAACACAACTACTTCGTTGTGTTCACTCTAGAAGGATCCACTGCCCGCGCTCGCCTGTACGATCTAGAGCAAGTGCTTGAAGACGGCGGACTCGAAGAACTTGGGGCGGGTATCTACGAGCCGACCGGAGACTACTTCTCTGTCAAACAGACTCCTCTCTTTGACACGACCATCGTGGACGACGATAACGTGTTCCGTCGCCGTAAGGGACGCATTGGATGGAGCACGAACTTCCAAGATGGCGACGTGTTCCTCCGCTCGATCCGCCCACGCGGTGTGACCTTCGCGGAATATGAATCGGCTCCGCTCGAAAGCCACACACCTGTCGCTGGGGCCAGCCTGTTCGCCAGCGTACTACCGGAAGACACTTCTCTGTGGGGAGGAGGGCTTGCCCTCTACCCGGAAGGCACCACTCACTCCTTCCTAGAGCTTGACAAATCTCGCACGACTGTCAAGAACGGATTCAGCTACCGTGTCACCAACAAGGGTGTCGCCAAGCAGGGTGAATACCAGGGCTTGACCACCGAATTTATGAACTTCACTGACTTCGAACAGATGCAGATCGAGTTCAATCTGTGGTACGCTGGCCCTGCTCGCGAACGCGAAAAGATCGAAAAGCTCTACCGTGGGTTCTACCCTGGCAACAGGTCATTCCCTGGCCCGGAGCGTTACCCTGGTGCCAAAGTCATCGTCACCACCGAACCGACTGTCGCTAGCATCATCGCGGAGTTGGTCAGCACGGACGGTACTGTCATCCCTCTCGTCATGCCAGAACTCGAAACGAACCAGTGGCAGCATATCACACTGCGCGTTCCACTGTCGGAAGTCATCCAGACAGGCTACTACCAGCTACGGATCCTACAGCAGACACGCCTCGCTACGAACTGGTGGCTCGATAGCCTCAAGGTCTTGCAGCGGGCCGTCGCATGGAGCGCTCGCTCAGTCACCCAGGATCCGTGGGGAGGTACCTACGCTCCGTGGACTGACTTCATGGACGTGGTGAATGACCGGGAACACAATAGCGGCATCTCGCTTGAGCCTCGCGGCAAGGAGCTACAGCTACGTGGACGTGCCCGCAGGCAAGACGTGACTATCCAGAAGCCACAGATCATACCTCGCTACGCAGAGCTAGGTCGTCTGGTGTGGCCGGAGGAAGCGTACCCTACCCTGCCTCAGCAGCTTGAAAACCTCATCCTCAACCCCAGCTTCGAGTATGACACACTCGCAACCTCTACGCCTAAAAGCTGGGCGTTCCCTACTCCTGGTATGACGCT